GAAGCGAGGAGATGATCCAGAGCTATATCGATCAGACTGGTGCGTACAGTTTGGGTCTCAAGAGTCTCACGGGTATTCAGCCGGTTGGTGCGTTCATCGTCATCGCTCGCCGCACCGGTGCCCCACAGGTACGCCAGTTATCCTCCCTCGAGCTCCGGGGGAGTGAGGGAAGATTCCTGGATCGTTGCGAGGCCTACTTCGCTGATGCTGCTGCCTGAGCGCAGCTCTCACAAATGTCTCGCTTAGCGCTGATGCGTGTTGCGTACCAATCCCGACCGCCGTTGATTGATTCGTGGCCGCTTATTGAGATGGTGCGTTGACCATAAAGGTCACCCTTAGCGATGCGGGCTCCGCACTCCTTACAAGTGCGTTCTTTTCTGGTGCGTTTGAGTTTCATTGATCCACCTTCACAACTTTGAGTTCACCGCGTGCGATGCGATCAAGCATCACCCCGGCAGCACCCTGGAGCACACCGTGGCCCGTTATCCGCAGGCAGCCAAGCTCCCGCGCAATATCGTCCACGATTTGTGGGGTTGGTTCGTCAACACGAACAGCAAAAACACGGCGCTTCACTTACGAGCCCTCCCCGCATCGCTGCGCACCTTGCGGGTGCTGGTGCGTGCAACGGCTTCCGGCTTCCACTGTTCCCATAGGTCGTCGGGGATTGTGGTGCCGCCAGGGATGCGCTCCTGGCAGAGCACCATGTCGGGGATGATGCGGTAGGCCATTTCACGGCCACCCTCTTTTCCGTATTTGGCGTGGAGCGTCAGCATCACCCGCCAGTCGTCTTCAGTCAGGGGAAAGCGCAGGGCTGCGTAGCGCAAGTCCCTGTAATTACGCTTCTCCGCTCGTTCGATCTCTCGCTGCTCTGCCTTGGAGCGTTTTTTGATTTCTGTGGTGCTGAAAATGGACATCAATGGTTTGCGATGTACTGCAGCACAATAAGCGAAAACGCAAAAAAGGCCAGTTAATTTGTGGAAAACTGCCTAACGCTTATCAGTCGGGCTGGAACGATCACCGTGGTTTATCAGTGCTTGACGGCTGGCCGGTTCATCGTTTCTACTGTGTGAGTTCTCATAGCCGAAACCATGGCAGAACAACTTCCAATCAATCCCACGATCTGGTGGAGCGGTGACCGCACACCCGAAGGTAAGCGGCTTTGCAAGTTCAGCCGCGTGCTGCTCAACGGTAAATCCCGCGCCACCATCCCTGGCACGGAGACACCAATCAAGATGACTGGCGACGTGATCCGCAGCGTTAAGGAAGATCCGCACGGCATTCTCAAGATGTGGTGGGGCGGCCAGTGGTTGCCGATCCCGACCATTGATGAGTTCCAGGAGTGGACAATCGACAGTGTCTGCCCCACACCGGATGGTACGGATGTCGAGCCCGACCATCCCGATTCATGGCTGTCTCTTGTGGGGCTGGTCTGATGCAAGTCACTAACCGAGCATTCATGGGTCGCCCATACATCAGCCAAAGCGACACCTATCAGGAGGTGGCAGACACCTTGGATCGATTGCCATTCATGGTGGCCATTCAGACTCGCAAGGTGCCGGCTACTGATACTCGTGGCGCGTCCATCGTGGCGAGCTGCAAGGGCATTCAAAAATGCATTCAAATGGCCTACGCTCACGAGCATTCACGCCATGGGTCGCACTACGTGGCCGCCATGGCGCTGGTTAAGCGTGAGCTACCCAACAAGTGGGAGAACCTGGCAGTCCTTGGGTCGGTTGAGCACGGCGGAGGTTTCCTGTTCTGCTTTGGAGAGGACGGACTGAACACCTAGCACGGATTGGCCGGGCTGATTGATTGGCGCGGCTTATCTGTCGCATAAGATTCGCTGATTTAAATTCGCTTGACGCGTGGCACGTTTGCGGCCATTGTGTCGGCAGGTTCTAGCGGCGACTGTCGCACCTACCATGATCACAAAATTTCAGCTCACACCTAAAAGCAGCAACCGGAAGACTGGCCCAATTGCCACGATCCGCAGCAGTTCCAACACCTGCCCTAGCACCTGCCCGTTCAACAATGGCGGTGGCTGCTACGCGGCAGGTGGACCGGAAGCCATCCACTGGCGCCGGCTGGATCAATCCGAAAAACCCGAGCATGTCGCCGGCTGGTTAGGCCTGTCTGATCAATTCCGCGCGGCAAAGCTTAAACCTGGCACGTTGCTACGGGTGAACACGGCTGGGGATCTACCGCAGCTACCTAGCACCGGTGAGATTCTGGGGAACGTGGTGGATCTCATGCGCGGGATCTTTGAACACCATGGCATGGTTCCCTTCACCTACACGCATCACCGGCAGACCGAACACAATTTGGCTGTGGTGGACCGGCAGAACAAAGCAGGCTTTACGGTCAACCTGTCGTGTGATTCTGAGGAACGGGCGAGCATGATGCATCAGCGCGGGTTCCCCTCTGTTGTGGTGGTTCCTGCTGACGACACCCGCACGGCCTGGCACGATGCTGACGGCGTACGCTTCGTTACCTGCCCCGCGCAGACCGGCGACACCAACTGCGACAGGTGCCGGCTGTGCACCAAAGCAGACCGCAGCGCAGTGGTGGCATTCCGTGCGCACGGCAACAAATCTAAAAAAATTGGCGCGAGACTTGCGGAATCTGCCCCTATGGTCTAATGTAGTTCATAAGAGCAGACCACTGCTCACCAATCCCAAGGTTTCCATCATGACCGTTCGCACCGTCGACACTGCTACATATGACGCCTTCCGCGTCACAGCCTGCCTGTCTGTGTTCCTGTTCTGTATCACTGCTGCGGGTTCCATTTTCCAGACACAAAACGAAGCGGCGATACGCCGTTGCATCAACACCGAGGCCACCAAAGAGGAGTGTCTTCTTACGGTCTATGGCCGCTGACGCACTGCGGCCTGCCTCATCCACTGACACCCGGCTGTTACTGTGTAGACCCAAGCCCCCACCACTGCTAGGGTCTGCGCAGTTACCCGGATCCGATAAGCATTCTTAATATCGCTGTCACTAATGAGAACGCAGCGACTGATAAGCACCCCCTATGGCCGCCAGGGGGTAAGGTTCAGCGCTCACCTCCGCATAAACGGATATAGGGAACCTACTGACACACGGCTAAAGATCTTTACTGTGATATTTGGGGGCAGGGGTTCAACTTATTTGCTCTGTATTACAGGTACCCGTTTTTAAAAAACGACAGTAAGCTGCTTGGAACGTTGTTATTTTTAAAGCAGGATTCTGTGAATCTTTTGGAAGACAATGCCGCCCCTGTGGGGCCAGATGAGAAAGAAAACAAACACGCTCCAAAAATCACCCGCAAGGGCTATTTAAAAGCCGAACGGGTCAAACGCCTCTATATGCGCCAGCTGGAGGGCCTAACTGCCAAACAACTGGTTCTCGATCACGCCAAAAAAGAGCAAGTCAGCGAAGAAACTGCCTGGCGCGACTGGCGCGAGGTTGCAAAGCTGAACGACGAAGATTTCGCCCGCGAACGCGAGACAATGGGCGCCCGAATCTTCGCTCTGCGCCAAAAAGTCTTCAACGCAGCCATGCGTCGCGGCCAAATGAACACCGCCGCCCAAGTTTTGGACTCACTGGCACGCCAAGTGGGCTGTGACGAGCCTCAAAGCAACGACATGCTGCCCGAAATCCGCGTCCGCGTCGAACCCCCAGCCCCCATCGCTGGGACGGAACCAACGCAACTACCCGCAATCGATGTAACCGAGACAGAAGATGCCGAAAACGCTTGATTTAAGCCTCAGACACGCCCAATCCGAAGTTTTCAACAGCAACAAACGCTTCCGAGTCCTTGTTGCAGGCCGCCGCTTTGGCAAGTCATACCTGGCCTGCATCGAATTATTCCTCAAAGCAATCAATCGTCCGGGCGAAACGTTCTTTTACTGCGCCCCGACGTACCGCATGGCAAAGGACATTGCCTGGAAAACGATAAAAAAGATCATCCCACCCCAATACATTCGCGCTAAAAATGAAACCGACCTCAAGATCGAACTTGTCAATGACTCGACGATCGAACTCAAGGGCACGGAAAACGCCATGGCGCTTCGTGGCCGCTCTCTGGCGGGCGTTGTTCTTGACGAGGCGGCGTTCATGGACACCAGTGTCTGGTTCGAGGTCATCCGTCCCGCCCTCGCCGACAAACAAGGCTGGGCGCTCTTCATCAGCACCCCCGACGGAACCGCCAGCTGGTTCTACGACATGTGGTGTTACGTCCCCGAGGACAAGACCGGAGAGTGGGCTCGCTGGTGCTTCACAACGATTGAGGGCGGAAACGTACCCCCGGAGGAGGTTGCGGCTGCAAGAGCTCAACTTGATGCGCGCACTTTCCGCCAGGAATTCGAAGCGTCGTTCGAGAACCTAAGCGGCCTCGTCGCAGTCAGCTTCGCCGACGCCAACATCTCGAAGGACGTCCAAGACCTTCCTGTCCTCCCCCTCCTTCTGGGCGTCGACTTCAACGTGGACCCCATGTCCGGCATCTGCGCCGTCAAGAAGGGCGATGTTCTCTGGGTCTTTGACGAAATCATCATGACCGGCGGCGCAACCACCTGGGACTTCTGCGAAGAGGTCCAAAACCGCTACGGCGTAGACCGCCGCATCATCAGCTGCCCCGACCCCACCGGCGGCGCCCGCAAAACCCAGGGCGTTGGAACGACGGACCACAGCATCCTCCGCAAATCCGGCTTCACCGTCTCTACCCCACGTGCCCCCTGGAAGATCCGTGACAAGATCACTTGCGTCAACACCGCCCTCCTCGATGCCACAAACACCCGCCGCCTGTTTATCCACCCACGCTGCAAAGAGTTGATCAAATCCCTCCGCACCCTCACCTACGCCCCTGGGACGGGCCTACCCAACAAAAACCTCGGTGTTGACCATGCTTTCGATGCTCTGGGCTACTTATGCCTACAAGTATTCAACCTGGCTAAACCCGAGAACATCGGCGCAACAAACTACCGCGTCTGGTGATGACCCCGGAAATCGAAGAAGCCTTGGGCCTTCTCTACAAAGGCCAGACGAATGTTGCTGTGAAAGCAAAAGAATTAAACCTGCCCTTGCCGCAACTAAAGCAGCTATTAAAGGACCACATTAAGCAGATCCCGCTTACCGACGATGCCTGGAACGCCGACATCGAGCTAGGCTGGCCTTATCAGACTTAGTCGACTAATGCCCGGACATTACGGCCACGGCGGTAAGAAAAAGCCCAAAGGCAAGGGCAAAAAGAAGAAGTAGCATCGGGCTAAACGCAGCCAGATCCATGCGTAAAAAGCGCGGCCTCTACGCCAACATCAACGCGAAGCGTAAGCGCATCGCCGCCGGATCTGGCGAAAAGATGCGCAAACCTGGAGCTAAAGGCGCCCCAACCGCCAAAGACTTCAAGGACTCCGCCAAAACCGCCAAAAAGCGCAAGCCCAAGAAAAAGTAATGGGTACTCGCATTGTTCCCGGCTACTGCAAACACATCGACGTGGATGCAGATAGCCACACCACAATCGCGACCTTCACCTTCATGACCCCCAACGACGTCGAAGACTTCGCTGGATTGATGGTGCGCCTAGCATCCGGCATAGAAGTCATGATCTCGGTCGAAGACGATGGCGATTGAACACCGGGGCGAAAAATTCAGCGGCTACAACAAGCCAAAACGCACACCGGGCCACCCCAAGAAATCACACGCCGTCCTTGCAAAAGAGGGCGACAAAGTAAAACTTATTCGCTTCGGCCAGCAGGGCGTCAAAGGTAGCCCTAAAGGTTCTGCCCGTAATAAGTCTTTTAAAGCTCGCCACGCCAAAAACATCGCCAAAGGCAAGATGTCGGCGGCTTATTGGGCTAATCGTGTGAAGTGGTGAGCCTCTGCCAAAATAGTAAAAAGTAGAACTAAAGCCGTGGTCTACAGCGCAAACATCCCACCGACTGGCGCTGTAGTCAGCGAGTCCCCTTTCGTTAGGGATCTAGACGTCATCGCAATGATGGCCGACTGGAAGGTGATGGCCTCCGTCACCCGTGGAACGAACTACATCCGCGACTGCAGCGACGAATTTCTTCCACAAGAACCTAGAGAAGATGATGAAGCATATGAGACCCGAGTCGACCGCTCCGTTCTATCCCCGTACACCAGCCGCCTAATCGAAACCGCCGCTGGAGCGATCTTGCGTAAGCCAATCCAGATCGAGGGCGATGCCTATTGGCTGGAACTGAGCGAGAATATTGATGGAATTGGCTCGAATATCAATGAATACGCGCGTCGTGCTCTGGTCAGCAGTCTTACTTATGGCCACAGTGCTGTGTTGGTTGACTATCCCGCCGCTAGTGGTGCTAAGAATCTTAGAGAGGAGCGTGCCGAGGGTCGACGCCCCTACTTCTGCCACATTGAAGCGCCTCAAATCTGGGGTTGGCGGCAAGCAGATTACACCCAACCTGGAAGTCCCCTCACCCAAATCCGCATCCACGAGTACGTCACTCGTCCCCTAAACGATTTCGGGGAGGAGCAAGTCGAGCAGATGCGGGTTATCTACCCCGGCCGCTATGACTTGTACACGTTGGGCGAAGACATTGTCGAATTCTCTCAAACCGGAGGATTCAGCCTGGACGAAATTCCGGTTGTGCCCATTTACAGCAACCGACGGGGCATGTTGCGCTCTCAACCCCCACTGCTCGACATTGCAAACCTCAATATCACCCACTACCAGCGCCAAGCTGACCTAATCCACGCATTGCACATTGCCGCAATGCCAACTTTGGTGCTTGAAGGCTGGGATGACACCACCGGCGCAGCATCCATGGGTGTGAACTACGCCATCGCCATGCAGCCTGGCAACAAGGCGTATTACGTGCAGGCTGACGCCACCAGCTTCGACGCCCAGATGCAAGAACTCCAGTCACTGGAGGGTCAAATGTCAACGTTAGGCGTTACTAAACTCTTCGGCCAGAAGTTTGTCGCCGAGTCCGCCGAGGCTAAGCGCATTGATCAAGCCCAAAGCAACTCCGTCCTGGCAATCATCAGCCAAGAACTCGAAAGCGCCCTCAACCAAGCCTTCGCCCTAGCTGGCAAGTACGTCGGAATCGAACCACCCACCATCACGGTGGACCGCGACTTCGACTACTACCGCTTGATTGGTCAAGACGTCGCCGTACTTTCCGCCCTCAACGAAAACGGCAAGATCAGCAACGAAATGCTGCTTGAAGTACTCCGTCGCGGCGAAATTCTGCCTGACAACATCGACATGCAAGAAGAACTGGACCGCATTGAAGAGATCGAAGCCGAAAAACCTGAGGCTCCTGTAGTACAACAACCTCAAGATGTAGTTGAAGAGAATTCTGTAGACTGATACTGGTTAATTACTAAACAACGTGTCTGAAGAACAGCAAGCGCAACCTCCTGTGGAGA